GCTAGGGATAGACGCCTCTACAAACTCCATTGCATTTTGTTTAATGCAAAACAACGTTCCATTAAAATGGGGCAAAGTGGATCTTGTTGGAGCAGACATCTACGAAAAAATATATGACGCTAAGATTAAGATGCATGCTATGTTAGAAGAATTAAAGAGTGATTACATTGCAGTAGAGGGAGCTATACTTGTTAGATCTCCTGATGCTGTGATAAAACTATCTTATGTTTATGGGGTAGTTATTGCTGAGCTTATGTCAACTGGGTCTAGCGTAATTACAATAGCTCCAAGTTCTTGGCAGGCATACATAGGAAACAAGAATCCAACAAAGGATGAGAAGGCAGGGATAAGAGCAAAGAATCCAGGTTACGCAGACTCTTGGTATAAAACTCAACTACGTAATATGCGTAAACAGAGAACAGTAGATTATTTTAATAGCAAGTATGGAATTAAGTTAGATGATTTTGACGTAGCAGATTCATTTGGAATTGCTCATTATGCCAATAAGGTGTTGACGGAACGATGAAGCTATATCAAAGCCAGACGTGGATGTACAGAAGGTATGTTGTTCAAAAGAAAACAGTAACCGAAATTGCTGAAGAGTGTAAGGTATCTGCTATGACAATACAGAGAGCCCTAGACAAGTTTGGATTAATTAAAAAACGATGAAAATACTAGAGCTTGGGTCTGGATCAGTCCCTTTACAAGGTGCCGTGCATCATGATAGAATAAAGCATTCCGAATGGATAGATGTAGCATGGGACCTAGAAGTTATTCCTTGGCCCTGTGAAAATGAGGAGTGGGATGAAGTCTATGCAATTGATGTGTTTGAGCATCTAAATACAGAAATTGTAGATTGGCTGTCTGAATGTCATAGGATACTTAAGGTCGGCGGAAAACTTACTTTAAGACTTCCAGCATGGGACAACGAATTATCTTATCGTGATCCAACGCATAAGAAAGTTTTTCACCATGAAACATTTGACTATTTTGATCCTGAAAAAGAATTGTATGAATTGTTTGGAAGGTACTACTGGGATAACGTTCCGTTATTTCAGGTGACATTTGTAGGTAGAGAAAATAATGACCTACGATTTGAACTGATTAGGAGATAGTATGTTAAAACCAGTATATAAAGATGTATCTCAGTTTAATTGTAATGATTTGTATTTAAGATCAGTAGGTGCTCCAGCAGGCAATAAGATCTGGGAAACATGCCATGAAATTGCACACATGTTAATTGAAAAGAATATATCATATGGCAACTCGGCTTTAGAACCTGCAAGAATATTTTCAACGGCGGACTCAACAGAACAATTAAAGGTCCGTATTGATGATAAGTTAAACAGAGTAAAGAACAACCAAGGCTTTGCTGGAGACAATGATATTGATGATTTGATTGGCTATTTAGTATTATATAAGATTGCAAAGGCTAATTCTAATTGACATTTTAGTCAACTGAAAGTATAATAGGTTAATGAGCGAATTAGAGCCAGCCCAGCATTTTGATAGAATGAATAGAGTTGTAGAAGAACTCTTAAAGGGCAATACCCCCACACAGATAGCCACTCTTACTGGATTCCAAAGAAAAGAAGTTTTGGCATTTATTGATGAGTGGAAGACTGTTGTCCACAGCGACAGCGGAATAAGAGATAGGGCTAGAGAAGCCATCTCAGGAGCTGATCAACACTATGCTATGTTAATCAAAGAGGCATGGAGAACAGTCGAGGACGCAGACCAAGCTGGTCAGCTAGCAGTCAAATCAGGTGCACTAAAACTAATTGCAGACATAGAGACAAAGCGAATAGCAATGCTTCAGTCTGTTGGCGTCTTAGAGAATAATGAAATTGCATCTCAGATTGTTGAAACAGAACGTAAGCAAGAAGTGTTAATAAGAATATTAAAAGAAGTTACAGCACCGTGCCCAAAATGCAAAATGGAAGTTGCAAAAAGATTATCTCAAATTACTGGAGTAATCGAATCCGTCCCAGTAGAGGAAGCAGATGTCGTTTGATTATGCTGACCTTATTGATATGCTTGACGGCGAAGAGTTTGACGAAAAGCCAGTCGATCTAAAAACATTTGCTACCCATCCAGAGTACCTAGGACTTCCCCCTCTTTCAGAGTACCAGTATACATTAATTGAAAAAAGTTCTCAGATATATAAAGAGTCAACTCTAATTAAATTGTTTGGCGAAGAAGAAGGAAAGATAAGGTTTAAGCAAACTGCTAATGAAGTTGTTGCTCAGCTAGGTAAGGGAAGCGGAAAAGATTACTGCTCAACTATTGCTGTATCATATATAGTTTATTTGTTGTTGTGTTTAAAAGACCCAGCAACATATTATGGTAAGCCTCCAGGAGATAGCATTGATATTATTAATATTGCTATTAACTCACAACAAGCAAGCAACGTTTTCTTTAAAGGATTTAAAACACGCATTGAAAAGTCTCCGTGGTTTGCGGGCAAGTACAGCGACAAGGCTGCTGAAATTAAATTTGATAAAGCAATAACAGTACATTCTGGTCACTCTGAGCGTGAAGCTTGGGAAGGGTATAACGTTATTGTTGTTATTCTTGATGAGATTTCAGGCTTTGCAATTGAAAATACTACGGGTCATGATCAGGCTAAGACTGGTGGCGCTATATATGATATGTATAGAGCATCAGTAGATTCTCGTTTTCCTGATTTTGGTAAAGTTATTTTGCTTTCCTTCCCAAGATATAAGAATGATTATATACAGCAAAGATACGATGCTGTTGTGGCTCAGAAGGAAACTATAGTTAGAGAACATAAATTTAAAATGGATACAGATCTTCCAGATGGTACAGAGGGAAATGAATTTGAAGTACAATGGGAAGAAGACCACATCTTATCTTACAAGATACCAAAGGTGTATGCTCTAAAACGCCCCACATGGGAAGTTAATCCAGTAAGAACCATTGATGATTTTAAAGTTGCATTTTTTACAAACCCAACAGATGCTCTTTCTAGATTTGCATGTATGCCGCCAGAAGCAGTCGATGCATTCTTTAAGTCAAGAGAAAAAGTTGAGAAGGCGTTTAATAAAGGCCACTTAGCAGTAGACACATTTGGAAGACTAGAAGAATGGTTTATACCAGATCCAGATAAAAAATATTTCTTGCACGTAGACTTAGCTCAAAAGCATGACCATTGTGCAGTTGCAATGGGGCATGTAAATAGATGGGTTAATGTTAAAGTAACCGACACATACTCTCAACCAGCACCGATTGTTGAGATAGACGCAGTAAGATACTGGACACCAACAGCAGATAAGTCTGTTGATTTTACAGAAGTTAAAGATTATATTTTATCACTTAGAACAAGAGGCTTTAACATAAGCGTTTGTACCTTTGACAGATGGAATTCTCATGATATGATGCAACAACTAAAACAATACGGCATCAATACAGAAATTCTATCTGTCGCTAAAAAACATTACGATGACATGGCGATGGTTGTGCTAGAAGAAAGACTGACTGGCCCACACATTCAATTATTAATTGATGAACTACTTCAGTTAAGAATTATGAGGGACAAAGTTGATCACCCTAGAAAGGGATCAAAAGACTTGGCGGATGCTGTATGCGGTGCTATTTATAATGCTATAAGTAGAACTAGATTTGACTCTAATCAAGAAGTAAACGTTCACACATATGAATCAATGACTTTTGATAATGATTTTGGTGTAGAGCCTGACGGAGAAACGTCTACATTTAATATGATAAGGGCACCACGTATGCCAGAAAACTTAAAAGACGCAATGGACAGGATGATGATAATATGAGTACGTATCAAGAAAAAGCAAAAGAATGTAAGTGTTGCGGAAAGCATGTTCCGCTTCCTACTGTATTAAAAGAATATAATGAAATAGTTTTATGTCCAACAACATTTTCTAATGTAGTTGAATATAAAAGAATATGGATAGCCTCTGGGAAAAGACCAATGGGAAATATTCGTAAACATTTTTCAGAATATGTACAGCAAATAGTTGAAGCAACTATTGACAAAAATGAAGACGGCACGTTATAATAGACTTCTAAGCAACAATAGCTTAGTTGGTTAAAGCCCCGAACTCATAATTCGGTAATCGTAGGTTCAAGTCCTACTTGTTGCACGAAAGGTTAATATGGATAACGAAGATAAAATGGAATACTATCTTTCAATAGGTGCCATAGAGTTGTCTGGAATGGACGAGGATGGCGAATTCATATTTAACATAACAGACAGGGCAAAAAAACTTGCACCAGAACTTTGGCGGGCACACGAAGAGCATGTTAATGAGTCATTAGTTTCTCTATATAATAAAGGATTAATTAATGTAACATACAATGATGATCTTGAAGCAATAATTGAGATGTCTGATGAAGGAAAAAAAGTAGCAAAAGAGATGGGCTTAGTTGAAATGGATATGGACATAGATATTCCAAATGATTAAGACAAGCCTTCGTAGCTCAGGGGATAGAGCGAGACTCTTCTAAGGTCTGCGTCGCAGGTTCGATTCCTGCCGAGGGCACAATGCGGATGTTGCATATTGGTAGTGCCTCTGCCTTCCAAGCAGAAGGGGTGAGTTCGATTCTCATCATCCGCTCCATTTCTCACTCGTCCAACGGCAGGACATCGCCCTTTGGAGGCGAGAATCGTGGTTCGAATCCATGGTGAGAAGCTAAAAAAATGATATACTAATCATAAGCAGTACAAAAAATAAGGAGAAAAAAATGAGCGTTTTAAAAAAGATTAAAGATTTTTTTGGAGTTAAAGAAGATATTTATAGCGTAAAGATGGATGAAGTTTTAGCACCAGCAAAGAAAGCACCAGCAAAGAAGGTTGCCAAGAAGGCTCCCGCAAAGAAAGTAACTAAGAAAGCACCAGCCAAGAAAGTTGCTAAAAAAGCGCCAACTAAGAAGTCTGCAATTAAGAAGCCAATGTAATGTACGAATACTACGTTAAAAAAGTAGAAGCTGTAGTCGACGGGGACACAATTGATGTTCTCATTGACTTAGGTTTTGATATATTGTTTGCATCAAGAGTAAGACTGGCTGGAATCGATACTCCAGAATCCAGAACAAAGGACTTAGCAGAAAAGAAGCTTGGACTTGAAGCAAAGGAATACCTTAAGTCTAAATTAAAAGACGCCAAGGACGTAAGAATCAAAACAGAAAAGATGGACTCATCTGAAAAGTATGGAAGAATCCTAGGATGGATTTTTGTTGACGATCAAAAAGTTTCGATTAACGAGCAGATGATCGCAGATGGACATGCGTGGGGATACCTGGGAGATACCAAGGTTAAAGACTTTGAAGCACTAGCAAAAGCTAGAGCAAAGTCTGGCAAATAAACTATTGTAATGCTTTAGTAGAAATGGTATACTCATTGTATGCTAAATAAAAAAACAATTAAGTTTTATGCTGCTGCGGAAGATATCTACCAAGTAGAGCAGCCTCCAATTCCAGCTAAGTTATCTATACCAGACTGGTTTAAAAAAATACCAGCAGAGGATCCTTCCATGAAGTGGGGAGATCCAAGAGATGCTGGAACAGTAAAAAAATGTATACCATTTTTAGATTCTCTTACTGCAGGATATATGGTTGTTACTCCTCAAGACATCAAGATTGCAAAAAATGAAACTCAAGGAACAATGGCATACTGGGGAGCAACCCCTCCAGGAGCAGATGTTTTATTTGATTTAGATCAACCGCTACATAGAACAAAAGACATGCCAGTTCCGTATGGGTATAATGAGTATGTATGGAGAATGATTGCCTACCCTAGAATTGAAACTCCAAGCGGTTACAGCATAATAGTTACTCACCCATTTAATAGATATGATCTTCCATTCCTAACTATGACTGGTGTAATTGATTCAGACAAGGTTCATGCAAGACTAGCCCTTAATATGTGGCTTCGTGATGACTTTGAGGGGATCATAGAAAAAGGAACTCCAATAGCACAGATTTTCCCATTTAAAAGAGAAGATTGGGTGCACGAGTCTTTGCCTCCATTTAGCAGAAAGCGTGAATTACAAGATACATTTAAAATTAGATCTGTTCTTAATAGATCTTATATGCGCCAATTTTGGCAAAAGAAGTCTTACGAATGAAAGAAGCTTTATGTTTTGATGATGTGCTTTTAGAGCCCGCAGATAATAGCCGTGTTAAAAGTAGATCTATTCCTAGTCTTTCAATGAAAGTTGGCAACCCAAACAATAAATCTGCATGGCTCAACCTTAAATTTCCTATAATGATTGCTCCAATGGAGTATATAAGTAGCACAAAAATGCTTAACGCTATATCTTCAGTTGGCGGAGTTGGCTTTGTTCAAAGGCATAATTCCATGCAAGACAAAATGGTACAAGCAGAGTCCTTAAATGGAAGAAGTGGATTTGCTGTTAATATAGATCAGGCAAAAGATGCTGAACTAATTAATAAAATATTAAGCTTTAATGTAAAGATTATCTTACTAGATACTGCTTTAGGACATACATCTATAGTTATAGATGCAGTAAAACAGCTCAGAAGTTTAGTGCCAAACAAGATACATATAATGGTAGGAAATGTGTCTTCTTATGAGGCGTATAAATTGCTTATGGATGCAGGAGCTGATTCAGTTAGAGTAGGAATTGGTGGCGGGGCAGCATGTATGACAAGAATCGAAACTGGTTTTGGTGTACCAGTTTTAACATCAATAATGGATATATATGAAAAGGTTAAGGGCGACGAGATAAACGGAATAGTTGCAGACGGCGGCATTAAAAGTAATGGGGATATCGTAAAAGCTTTTGCTGCAGGTGCAAGTGCAGTTATGATGGGGTCTATGTTTGCTGGACATGATGAATGTGACGGGGAGCCAGGTTCTTTTAGAGGTTTGGCTTCAGAAGAAATTCAAATAAAGATGGGCGTTAAAAATCCATATTCAGAAGGCAAGGCGGGCAAGGTAGATAATAAAGGTTCAGTTATGAAAACAATTAGGAATATGCAAAACTCAATTAATAGTGGATGTTCATATGGCGGAGTGCTAAATCTTTCTGATCTTTCCAAGAATGCTAAGTTTATTAGGGTTTCTCAAGCAAGCCTAAAAGAGTCGTGGCACAGGCTGGAAATCTGATATCAAATATGCTATAATTATTTTACATCCGCCTTATGGGGATGCTAAACTAACTCGCTTAAAAGGAGCAAAAATGGTAAACGCACTAACCCTGGATCTTTTTAGAGATCCTTTTTTTATTGGTTTTAATCGTGAAATGGAAAGAATGGCATATGTCCATCAGGCTGCAACACGCCAGACATATCCACCTTATGACGTATTAAAGCTAGACGAAGACACATATCAAGTATCAATCGCAGTAGCAGGATTTACTAAGAGCGATATTGATGTTTCAGTAGACAATGGGACCCTTATTGTTAAGGGAGAAATCACAGAAGTTACAGACGGTGAATACTTACACAAAGGTATTGCTGCACGTAAGTTCACAAGAACATTTGGGCTTGGCGAATATATGGAAGTAACTGGAGCTTCAATCGAAGACGGAATGTTAAACATTAATGTGGACAGAATCGTACCAGAAGAAAAGAAGCCAAAAGTAATTAAAATCAAATAATCTTTGGTTCGCTACCGAAGGAGACCTGAGCAAGTCATGAAAAGGCTCATTTAACTTAAAGGATAGATATGCCAGTATACGAGTACAAGTGTTCATATGATGACGCACACCCAACAATGTCAGTACATAGATCAATTGTTGACAATGATCCAGGGTACACATGTGTTGAATGCGAATCAACAATGACAAGGTTTTTTACACCTTTTGGGATTCAGTTTAAAGGAAATGGTTTTTATAAAACAGACAATCCTAAATAGTTAAGTGGTATAATTACTAAGTAAACAAAAATATTGTTTTACTTTGGAGAGCCTTAGTTGACTAGAAAGTTAAAGTATTTTTTAACCAGCCTTTTTATAATCGGCTGGCTTTTCCTTTTTAGTCCTAACTTTGCTAATGCTAATGAGCCACCAGCCCCCTCAGAGCAAGTTGTTGTAAGCCCAGCACAACAAGCGGTCAATACAGCAATCGCAACTGCAACGACAGAAGTTGCACAAGCCGCAGCTGCATCGGATACAGCAACAGTAACAATAGCAACTGCGGTCCAAGCAGTAACAGCATCTAATACAGCCGTAGCTGCAGCAAATACTGCGGTTACTGCGGCAACTACTGCAGTAGCAGAAGTTTCAAATGTATCAACAGTTGTAGAAACTGCAACGGCAGTTGTTCAAGCAATTACTTCAACAGTAGAATCAGTTACACAAGCCGTAGCCGCAATACCAGTAACAGCCACAACTCAAACACCAGAGGTTGCTACGGCGCAAGAAGTTGTTACAGTGGCAGCCACAGTTGTTGAATCTGCAACTACATCATTAACACAAGCAGTTGCTACGGCAGCAACTCCAGTAGGATCCCCTGTTCCGTCTGTTACTGTAGAGCAAGTTTCTACAGCAATTGCAACAGAGGTTGCTCAATCAGAAACAGCAACAGTTTTAGTTCAATCAGCACAGACAGCAATAGATACGGCTACTACAACAGTTGCTACAGCAACTACGGCAGTAGCAGCAGTAACACCTGCACGGACAGAGGCTCAAACACAATTAACTCAAGCAAACGTAGCAATTAATAATGCTCAAGATGCAGTCAACGCCCTTGCGGCAACTATTGGTACGACCACAAATGTTTTATCTAATGTAGACGATCAAGGTGTTCGTATGAATCTTCCGTTTAATTTACAGATGGGTGGAGTTACATATAATAATGTTTACGTAGGATCCAATGCAACTATTACTTTTGGAGTAAACGAAGGTGGAACTTATCATACTACTCCCAATGCACCTTCTATATCTATAGCAGGATACGACTGGACCACATGGAGTAATGGATCTGGAATTACATACTCAACAACTACTAATACACTGAGCGTTGCCTGGGATCTTAGAGTTTATCCTTTAACTACCGCCGAGACACAAATGACTCAAGTTAGATTTAATGCGGATGTTAATCCTTCAGATGGTGCATGGCAAGCAGACGTTAGCGTAACTGGTCCTATTCCAAATGGGGCTAGGTTTAATGTAAGAGAATCTACTGGAGGTACATTAACTCCTATTGTTAATACAAGCACTACCACAGGGTTTACTGGAACAATTAATCAAGGCACTGCATTTACCCCCACTCCTGATCCAGACAATGCGACAGTCTTGGCAGCAATTGATACAGCAAATGCACAAATTGCTACATTAAACTCAGCAGTTACAGCTATTGTTGCAACAAATACAGCAAATACAAATACAGTTATTGCACCAATTGCAACTGTTTCTCAAAATACAATTACATCATTAAATAATGCAAGCACAGACTTAACTAATAAAGTAGCGGCAATTGCAACAGTTTCTGTAGCAGTAGAAAAAGTAACTACAGCACCTACAATAGTGGCAGCAGCTCAAA